CCCATCGTCCGTTGACGGTGCTGAATACTTCGCTGGACAAGTCAAAGGCCGTGCCCAAGAATAGGGCTTAAGCACATCTCTCATTCTCTCGTTAATAGATGACCAGTTTTCTCCAGAAGCACTGATATCCCATGTAACTGCTATATGATGCCATTCGTCATCTGACACATAACTGAGAAAATTTAATTCTGTGTCTGAAGTAGCAGTTCCATAAGCACTAGCTATCCTTTTAAAACCAACACCATGGTCATCAGGACTCTGAGCTTTAGCATTACATACATTAGTAACAGATGTACCATCTACTGTACTTTTATAATATGCTCTAAGGGCCCATGTATTATTTGAAACTAAATAGTAATCTATTGCAATTACATCATTAGTACTAGATGTATTAGGATAATCATGAGCTATAAACTTAGTAGTACTTTTAGTAGCACTATCATTTCTAACCCACATAGAAATAGTACCTCTAGTTTTATTAATAGGGTCTGAAGACAAAGTTATGTCTACATAATCATTTGTGCCATCTAGTTCCACACCAAATCCATCTGTAAAAGTAGGTTTAGATTGTCCTGTGATTTTAGCTATTGTAGATTTAGCTATTCCATTAGGTTTGTTTACACTAACTATTTTGACATCATCTATTTTGCTTATTGTTCCCATATTATGCTATTTCTATCCAGTCATTTGATGGGTTAAACCATACTTGACCTTCTGTTGCATGGTGTATTTTATAACCAAGGTGTCTTACTACATTTCCACTATTACCAGGTGCAGTAGCACTTGCATCTCCTGCTGTTGTTGTTAGATATATAGGATCACCTATTGCCCCCGCATCATGGTCTAAAGTTACCATACCTCGTAATAATATTCCATTTGTGTCGGAAGCTGCCCCTAAGGCAACGCCTAATAGGCCATCTGCTTTAGTATTGTCTGTCGCGTCTGCTAATTCCCAAGTACCATCTGATTTATAATGATATATAGCTCCTGTTGTCATTGATGTAGTGCCCCCAAAGAATACAACGTCACCCCCACCTATATTACCCGCAGTGTCTCCTGAAACATTAAATTTATTTTTTAAAGGTAAATTATTATCTATAAGGGTTGTACTGACATTAGTAGCTATATTATTACCTGCAGTAAATCTTATAGAATCTGCTCCAAAAGTTATTTTAGTGTCAGTGTCACCATCATGTACTAACGAATCACATTCAATAGAAGATATGTTTGTTATATTAGTGCCATCATCACCAACTATATTTCCATTTGCATTAATGTCTCCCGACACTGTTAATGCGGTTAGGGTTCCTAATGATGTTATATTTCCTTGTGTCGCTTGTGTTGTTGCTGTGTCTGGTGCCAAGCCCGCAATTGTTGCAACTGTGTCTGCTTGTCCAGTTACATTACCCGTAAGAGTTGCGTTAAGTGTATTAGCAATAGTAGTATTACCACTACTATCAAATGTTATACATGTAGTTCCGTCATCATCTTTAATGTCGTTACCCTTAACAGTTAAATCACCTTCTATAGATAAATTACCTGTACTATTTATACTTCCTAACAGACCCATATTATTAACAGAAGTTCCACTAGAACCGGCTGCAGAAGAGCCAAATATTATACTTCCCCCATCAGCATTACCAGTACTTGCACCGCCTTCTAAAATTAAACTACCCCCTGGTTTGTTGGTTCCTCCACCAGTACCTGCCTGTACATAAAGTCTACCTCCATCATTATCTGAGTGTGCAAGTCTTGTTACATAGTGTGAATCACCATCATCCCCTCCTAAGCCTAAATTACCATCTATAGTTTTATCTCCTGCCGTTAAACTAACTGCAGTAGTTGCTGCTATACCTAAAGTGTCTATATCTGCTTTTGTTTGGTCAGCTGTAGCGTTAGGTTCAATTTCGTTAAGCTTAGTATGGTCTGCGTCAGTGAAGTTATTTTGAGATAACTCTCCATCTTGTACACTATATGTAGTGTTTGTGTCTGTAAATACAGCATTAGCAGGAACATTAGTAAGAACTTGACTGTCGTCTACTTTAGCATCTAACGCATCTTGTAAACCATCTGTCATAGCAATTGTTAAATCATCAGTACCTATTGCAACTTGACCACCTATGTCATTTAATACTTGAGCTGCTGATCTACCTTCTAGGGTAGTACCATTAATTCTTAGAAAGTCATTATCTACAATACCCGCGCCTGCTTTGATTATATTAGTATTGCTTATACCAAAAGTTAAAGTTGCTTGTTTTCCATCTATATTTGTTTGTAAAGTAGAACTTGAAGCATTAAGTTGGGTAATACTTGATTTTGCATCGAGTGCGCCTTGCAAGCCATCAGTCATTGCGATATTCAAATCTTCGCTACCAATTCCATCTTGTTTAGCATCTAGTGCAGATTGTAACCCTGTAATAAATGATATAGAATGATTTGCAGGGTGTGTATATACAGTGTCAGTAAAAACAGCGTTTGCTGGTACGTTTGTAAGTACCTGGCTATCATCTACTTTACCATTTAAAGCATCTTGCAAGCCGTCTGTTTGTTGAATTGTTAGGTCTTCATTTCCTATAGAATCTTGCTTAGCATCTATGTTTGTTTGTAAAGTAGAACTAGAAGCGTTAAGTTGGGTAATAGTAGAGTAAGATGATAAATCTTGATCACCTGTGTTTGTTCCTGATAAATTAGATGCTATGACTGTACCACTTGCACTTACATTACCTGAGGCTGTTACATGTCCCACTATAGTAGTAGGATTCCCCACTTTACCTATTTGAATAGATGTATTATTATTATAACCTAAATGAACAGTTTCAGATAATGGGTTAGTATTATACCATCCTACATTTTTTCCATTACTTTGGTATTTATGCGCTTTTATATCTCCACTTGCACTTACATTACCTGATGATGTTATATGACCTATGAATGTATGTGTGTCGTCTGCTGTGTCTCCAAATTCAGTTGAACCTGAGCTAAAAGAAGTTGTAACATATAAAACTGAAGATGAAACTATATATTTTTCTGCTGTAATTTCTCCAAAAGAAAAATCATTTACACTAGTTGAACCTGAACCAAAGTATAATCTTCTATTGTCAAGATTAATTGCTAATTCTCCATCAGCTAACCCTGATGGTACTGCTGATCCTGTTCCTCTTTTTATTTGTATTGTACTTGCCATATATTATAAATATTAGAAGGTTCCACCATCCAAAGTTACATCGTTTATATTACCTTTAAGTTGTATGTCAGTGTTACCATCACCAATTCGAGCATAATTATTACTTCCACTTAAATTAAAATCATGAAATAAAGTACCACTAATAAATGAACCCATTCTACCTGGTACTGTAAATTTACTGTAAGTTGAATCATCAACAGGACTCATTATTGCCTCAGGACGAACAATATTGGCTTTACCTGTGTCTCCTTCTCCTAAATTTTTAGTAACTGTGTTGATTGTCTTTCCTTCCTTTAAATCATCTAAGTCACCTTTATTAAAAGGAGTCCCACCAATAAAAATTGTGTTTGCATCAAATTCACCTGTAGAAGCTGAAATTGTAGTACATATTACTCTACCAAATGAACCCGTACCCTGAACTGTTAGTTCGTTAACTAGAGAACCAGTACCATCTCTAAGAGTACCATTATCAGTTTGTAATACTCGTTGGTAAGTGTCTTGTATGTTTTGACCTGTTAAATCTGGAAGAGCCATTTAAAACCATTTTATTTTTTATTTTCTAATATCTTTAAAACACCATTAATGACTTTTTCAGTGTCATTAACTGTGTTTTCTTTAAGATAAGTAGCAACTATATTATTTAATTCGTTTCGTTTGTAAGATATATTATCTATGTTAATGTCTTCTTTTATAAGAAGTTTAAATAAGTTAACCACATGTTTTTTTTCAGATTTTGTAACTTGTTGTGGTTTTATTGTCGCTTTAGCTTCTAAAATGGGTTTTTGGGTTGTTTGGGTTTTTACTTCTACGGTAACTTTTCTACTTGTTTCAACTTCAAAGTCACTTTGCCAAGGAGTAAAGAATGTGTCTTCGGCAATTACCTCTAAACGAATGTTACCACTAGTGTCTTCATCTATAAGGCCTTTAAGTTTTCTGATTGGTATTTCACATTTACCATTAGAATTGATAGAACCATTAAAAAGTAAAGAATAATCTTGAGTTTCGACTACTAATCTTGCTTTTGATTTTTTTAAACTTGCACCTTGAAGTGAAATATTACACTCAAATAGTTCCGTTTTATCTGTAAATAATTTATACATTCTTGTATTTTGTAATAAATATTAAAAGGATACGTTTTCGGTTGTTAGTTCTACACCACTTACCTCTTTAATTACTAATCTCACATCTTCAGCTTTTATTTTATACTGTTTGATTGGTTTAGTTTTAGATTCTGTGAGGGTTTCTCCTTTAACTTTAAGAATAAGTTTGATTAGTTTTTTTTTCTTTTCGGGTTTCATCCAAGACATATCGTCCTCGATATTACCTCCTCCTCGTTGGATAGTTTCAACTATTTCTTCAACTAATTGAACTTCATCCCATGTAAATGAGTTTGAGTTCCAAGTAAAATTAGCATTATTCCAAGTAATGTTCATAACTTATTATTGTATGTTTAAAGGACCTTGTGCGTCTCTTACTTCTTCTCTTGTTTTTGATTCCCCTGTTGGTTGTACAGATAATTCATCTTTAAATATAACACTTGATTTGCTAAAAAACTTAGAGGGTTTTTGTGTTAATTCTTTATTTATACTATTTGGTACTAAATATCCTTGTAATTTTAGACCAAAGTCAGTTTTTACAATTCTATTGTCGCCTATATTTAATTCTGTGGTGTTGTTAAATGTGTCTATTTTAGCATTAAACTTAAATGTGTCTTTGTCTCCCCAATATGAATCTGAAGAATAATTAACAGATTCAATTAATTTATTCATTTGGGACAAATAATCACACCAAATAGTACAAGTGTAATTTATTATTACAAAATCGGGGACTACAACAGCATGAAATTGTTTTTGGGGTATTTTACCCTGTAATGCTGAGAAATTATCATATTGATTTCTTTTAGTATAACGTTCTTGAAACGTGTAATGTAATTGGGGGTTATTTCCATCCATTTTGTTTCCAAGATCTCTTCGTCTTTCAATTGTGTTTCTTTTAAACATAATAAGAGGAACTTGAAGTTTACCTTCTTTGTCTCTAAAATATCCATCTTGTTGAACTGCTTTCCATCTTTCAGGTGCCCCATACATTATAGGAACATTTACTCTATCACCATTTGATATTACTGAAGGTTTTATAACTTCATTAAAATAATACATTATAGCTTCATCATGATCTTCTAAGCCAATTGAAACATCTTGTACTGTGTCATCCTTTCGAGTAGTTATTGTACCTCTATTAATGTTTGCTCTATTGTCAGGTGAAGGAAATTCTTCAACAGGAAAACCTTCGGCAAAACCTGATTGGAGGTTTTGTCTCAATTTATCATACCCACTTGAGGGGATAGGTCTTTTTGGGTTTATTCTTCTGTCTGACATTATGAATTATGTATATTTGCTATCCCGCCATTTAATTTTACAGTTGTGGGATATTTTCCACCTCTAAGTGGAATTAAGTTTAATTTTTCTACTCTTGAAATATGTGTATTTACTACCATTGAAAAACTTCCACCAAAGTCTGCAGTTTCTGTTGATAATGCATAATCTGGGTCTCTCCCCATAAAAAGTTGATTTTCAATTCTACTGTCAACTTCATAAAAATTATTACGGAAAAGGATTAAATCACCTACTTCAGGTAATAAATTTATGTCAACTAATTCTTGTTTTAAAAATGTAAAACCAATGGTTTGATTGACGTCAGGACCAAAGTCATCAGACGACCACGATTGGTCTTGTCTATTTATTAAACTCGCTATTTTCAACGGTTCATAATAATTTTTACCGGGGGCTTCACCATAAACATTTACATTAGTTTGTTCTAAAGCAAATTTATAATATGCGACTTCTGTTTGAATAATGTCGTTTACTATTTCTTTACTTAAACTTTTAAATAATGATATGTCTCTTTTTCCTCCAAATAAAGCCATTATTTACGTTTTATAGTGTCAATTTTATATTTAAAGCTTTTTACACCTGGTACTCTTAAGTCTGTTGATCCTCCGTCTGAAGTTAAAATGTCATTTTTAATTTGTTGTAAATTTTGTTTTGCATCTATTCGTGTTACAAACTTTACTATAACTAAAGTGTATTCAACACCTTCTCTTTGTGGATATTCAGGAGGGGTGATGTTACGAATAGTTGTTATACTTTTAACTGCTCGAATTGAATCTAAAATTTCAGAAATGTTTGATTGTCTGTCAGATAAAATTTCTGCCTGGACTTCAAATGTGTTTAACATTTCTGTTAGTATGTTAGTTAATTTAATCATTATCCTATGTAAATTGGGTAAGGAACCTTATAGAAAGTTTCTTGTGTTAATTGTGCCTCTTGATTTTGTCTTTCAAGTTGTTTAACTCTGGTTGTTTCTTCTAAGAATGTTTTTAATTCTTCAATTAAGGCTGTTTTTTCTGCAGCTGCCTCACTTAATAATCTTCCAAAATCTAAAGTTGTAGTATCACCAGGGATCGGAACTGACTGATATTTACCTCTTACACTACCCAACATTTCTTTAGCTAATGCTAAAGCATATCTACGAATCCATTGTCTTCCTGGTTCATTAATAAGTTTATAAGTAGGATGAGTGTAAGGTACATTTGATAAATTAGTTATACCTCCTGTTGTGTCTTTAACAGGATTATTAGCAACTGATTTTAAAACATACTCATAATGTAATTTGTAACTCTGTTGAGGTATGGGGAATAATTTTAAATATCTATTGTCCTCAACATCAAAATGATATGCTGACTTTCTAATTGAATCATTTAATTCAATTGCTTGTAATTTTAAAACGTCAAAATACATTGGCATTAACATAAAGTTAACACCTGGTGAATAATTACCAAATCCAAATGACTGCATTAATGATTGGATTCCTGTACCTGTACCTGCGTATGGATCAAAATATCTATTGATTGCCGAGGGGGCATAATGGTAAACTCGTTTTAGATATACTGCTTCTGAACCACTTAATGAGGATGATGTAGATGTTAATAAATCATAATTTTGTTGTCCTGCTATTACATTTAATGTACCTTTTTCTAATTTATAATTTCCACCTGCTCCATCCGTTTCACTACCATATTGTTCTGCGATGTTTATTGTGTTACCTAAATTAGGAGCAATTATATTATCATTTAATTTTGATCCTGTAGATGTTCCCTCTAAAGTATGGAAGCTGTTTATTATTTGAAAATGGTAAAGTTGTGAACCATACTCATTAATTGCTTCTTCAAAGCAAGTAAATAGATTTACTGCTTGTAGTTCAATGTCTACTAATGGATAACCCATACGTCTTACACACCAATCTGCAACTTTATCTGCGTCAGATTGAAATTGAGTGTCTGTGTCATAAAAACCAAAAGGTGTGTCTCCTGGAAAAAATGATGATGAGCCGGGCCATATAGGAATGTTTGCCATAATTTAGTTAGTTTGTTCCTATATAAATATAGACAAATTTTAAATTACTATCATTAAGGTTCCACAATTTACATTACTTGTTGAAGAATCATTTTTACTTCCTGAAACCCACACTGAACCAGTAGGTAATCCTGTTGGGGTTGTTGGTAAATTACTTAATTGTAATGAACCAAATGATGCTGTTGTAACATGACTACCGCTTATATTACCTGAGGCTGTTATGTGACTTTGTATTGTTATACCATTAGAAGGATAAGTTGGATTTTCTGCTAATGTGTCTGTATATATAGTACCTGAAGATCTAACATCCCCTCCTACATCTAAAGTGTATGAAGGTATACCACCTACTATATTTATAGCTATTTTATCGTCCCTCATTGAGAAGGGTGGGGATACATCTTGTGTTAAGTAACTACCACTACCAATTACAAAAGTATTTCTATTAGTATCTATCCCTACTACATAATGAGAACCATTGTCTGTAGATTCAAATTTTATATATGAATCTGCGTTGCCTCCTACGTTTGTATTTTTTAAATGAAGAGTAGGGTTTGTAAGAGAACCTAAAAATGCGGATTCATCATCATAAAAATAAGCTCGTTTTGAGTAAAAATTATTACTTGAACTTATATCTCCTGATGCTGTTATGTTTGTAGTAGTTATATAATCATCAACTTTTAAGTGACCATAAGTTCTAGTTTCACCACTTTCACTTACTGTAAGTAATTTTGTTGCAAAACCTGGTACAGCTGCATTACTCTCTATACTAAATTTAGAACGATTTGCATTTGTGTCATCAGCATCTAGTAATATGGTAAAACTACCTGATCCTTTTTGAACTATACTACCTGCTACATAATCAGCACCATATATTCCCCTAGATTGGTCTTCTGCCCTTAGTAAAGTTGAATGTAATCCATTTGTGTTTACAGCTATCTGACCTTGTTGGCCAGTGGGTCCACCATTAAAGAATTGAACTGATGATATTGGTTCATCTAATGAACCCCCAAATTTAAAATCTATTTTAGACTCAAGTGCAGTTGTTCCTTCTACTCCTATTTTAGCTATTGGGGTGGCATCTGAACTAGACACTTCTGGATTATCATCATAAAATACTATAGTCCCTTTGTTTACATGAATATCCTTCCATGGGAATCTTTTACTACCTAAAGAATGGAATGATGGTGTATCAGGTATTATATCCCCACCCATAATTAATGCCCCATTTCTAACATATAGAGAATATTCATTGTCTGTGCTATTAAAGAAGTCTAATATTTTACCTTGATAGTCTAATTCTATGTCTCTTTTACGACCTATAATAGCAGATTGGGCGTCTAAGTTTGTAAATTTAGTATTAGAAGTAAAATTAATACCCGCATTAGTTGTGTATTCTTGTATAGTATTAAACTTACTTCTGAATGAGTTAAGAAATTTACTTGTATTTATACTGATATCTTTATCAAAATGTGTAGTACCCCCAATATGTACCTCATAAGTAGGATTGGGTTTATTAAAAATCCCTATATTTCCATTATTTTTAATAGTAAATTTTGAGGTTCCTAATGTATTGGTAGGGGAATACTGAGTTATATTAAATGTGTCAGAAGGTGTAGACCCCTCATCTAAAATAGTATTAGATCCATTATTAATAATTTTTATTCCTGTGTTTGTAGAAGAATTAAAATCTATAATTCCTATAGTATTATTATTAGTGCCATAAGAATGTATTAATATACCCTCTAAATCTGGTGTAACAGCATCATTAGTATTAGATATGAGAATACTACTACTTACTGTTAAAGTACGAGTAGTATGAGGGGAACCTATAGATAAACTCTCTGAGATTAAAATAGGGAATGAGGATGATAAATAAGTTCCCCCTTCATACCATGTACTATTAGTAGAACTAGGAATACTAAAATTAGTGTTTCCTATTGTTATTGAATTTAGGTTATCACCGCCACCGTTGTTAGCTATTACTATGGTGCCCTCTCCACCACCTCCACCATACGATCCAGTATGGTAAAATTGTCCAGATGAGGTGTCAATTAATAATGTGTGATAATTTACACCTGATGCATTTGATGTGCTAGCAAATATTAAACCGCTTGCACTTATATTACCGGAGGCTGTTAAATTTCCATTAAGACCCTCTAAACTTAAATTTCCAGAAATAGCTGCGGACCCCGTAAATGGGAAGCCTACTTGACCATCTATGTTTGTGGCCTCAATGTAACTTGCAGTGTCTGCGTTTCCTACAATAACATTTCCTAATTCAATGTAACTTGCTGTTAATGCATGGCTTGAGCTTATAGATTGACTTGAAATTAAAGCATAACTTGCTGTTTCAGCTACACTTGCAGTTCCTAATAATGTTCCATTATTTTGTAAAGTTACATTACCTACAAATATAGTTTGTCCTAAAGTGTTAGTAACCGAATTAAAATTACGGGATTGGGATATTATTGATGTGGGTGAAAAGTTTATTTTATCATTTGATATTTTTATGTATTGGGTTCCTACGTTGTCATTAAGGTTTATACTACTTTCAGCCGAAATGTCTGTTATATTTTTCCCATTTAAATCTAAATTAGAAATTAAAGATGGAGAAGGGTCTGCAGACAATCCGGACGTATTACTATCATTTCCAATTAAAGTATTACCCCAATATAAATTACCACCTAAATTATATATTTTTCCTTCACCTAATCCTGTGTTGGATTCAGATAAGTGTATGAAGGGGGTAGATCCTGATATTAATAAAGATCCCGTAATAATAGCATTTCCTGTGTATGGAAGAAAACCTGTTATGGTTCCATTTAAATCTGTTATTTCGCCTACTGACAATTTAGATGCAGTAATATTTCCATTTACCTCAATGTTCCCACTAGTTACATCTAAATTAGTTCCGGCCTGAAGTGTAACTGAAGCATCATCAGGGCCCCCAATAGTTACAAGGGAGGTATTAATAGTAGTATAAATACTTTCTGTTATTTTAAAATTACCTTTAAATGTATGGGTGTCAGAAGGACCACTACCAAAATTTGCATCCCCCGAAACATCAGTAGTTTCTAATGAAGTAATTGAGACTCCATCTATATTTAAAACCTTAGTATCTATATGGGAGGCTGAAATTACATTAGCTGATATAGTTAAATTTTCATATTGACTATTAGACGCTGAGGGCACTGAAAAACCTGTTGGGCCCACATATCTAAAAGCTCTCATCCATATAGGTGATGGATGAAGAGAAATGTCGGGGGATGAGGAGGTAGGATAATTGTCGTTACCTTTTGTAGGTACTCCTACAAACACACTACCTTCTTTATAATCAAATAATATACCCCCCTTTGATTTTTGAGGGTGGTTTTCATTACTATTGGAGCTTTGGTCAATTTCTAACTGATTATCTTCTGCCCAATTTCCAAATCCTTGACGACCCCCAAAAGAAGTTAAAGTTAATACTTCAGTGGGTGGGTTAGATTCATAAGCTAAAATACGGTTACCTTGGCTAGTTGCGAGTTCATCAGATGTTGGATATTGTACTCTTGCAAACTCAGGTGTTGGAGGGAAAGTCATTACTGGGGTAGTCTGAGAATTACCATGTAAACTAGTTTCACTAAGTGTAATCTTATAATTTAGCCCAAATTTAAAGGGAGAAATAAAGTTTTTTAAAATGTATTCACTGTTTTTAAATATTTGTTGACTACTTGCTTCTTTTAAAGTAACTCTTCTGTTTTTCTTGACACCTGTCCCCTTTATATTATTACCTTTGTGGTCTGTGGCGGGTGCTATTTCGGGGGTGTTTTGGTGTGGACCTGTTATATCTGATGATCCACTAGGTAGCTTTAAAAACAAGTTTTTTTCATACCTTTGAGATCCATTACCAGTAGCCAAATTTAATTTCCCTCCATCTATTCTATAATGTTTGGGTTTATAAAATTTAATCCAATAATAGAATTTAGCATTAGTATTT